AAAGGTGTATGCGATTCGGAATATAAATAGGTTTGGATTTTTCTTAAACTCTTTTTTAAAAGTTCCTGACGTAAAATAAGTTTTTCCGAAATCTTCGGAAGGTGTGAGATTCTTATTTACGTTTGCGTATCTAACACCCACATACTTCATACCGTCAGATTTTCTAACTATAAAGTATGCGTATGGATATACGCTATCAAAGTTTTTGTGTTTCATTTTCGCTCCTTACATTTTCATGTAAGATCGGACTATATCATCAACCCTTTGAGGTTGTCTCCCACTTCGGATCACTTGACCCTACTCCCTTACGGGATAGTCTCTGAACCTTCTCTTTCGAGCTTGGCTGCTGATTGCCCAATCTTGATTGTTTTTAAACTGTCACGTCTAATCCTAACACGAATTTACGTTGTAGTCAATCAAGCTCTAAGGGGTTTCCAGCAATTCAGGAGATTAGATTGGAAAGGTTACAAGTCTTTCCCAATAATTTGTTACCAAATTATGCCGCTAGTTGTAGTTCAAACGGAATCTTCTTGCTATTAGCTAGACGGAACCAGATTCTTTCACGAAGACGAGCTTCTAGCCAATCAACGAACACCATCGTATCAATCCACTCGCCACCCATCATGTTACCACCAACAGTTACGTTGAGGCCACCAACGCGCTCGTAAGTGTTGCCGCCCTTATCTTTGATAATGGTGGATTCGGTGTCGGTGAGTCGAGATACAGTTACACCGCTCAGAGTCTTATAGGCCCAAGTGTTNCTNCCNGGACGCTCTTGAAGNTGGAANCCAATCCAAGCACANTCTGGNNATTCNGTNTTNGCNNTTGCGCTNNAGATACCAAATGTGCGCTGATATCCTGCTGCTTGTAGNANGCTNAANACNTCNGTTGTNCCNGTTACNTTAACATCNGCATCTGAAGTTGAGAAGCCGTAAATCTTACGCTTACCTTCGATTGCAGCGGCAATTGCAAGAACATCTGCTTCAACGTGGGATGAGGTAGTTAGAGCATACCAAGTATCGTTTTCGTCTTGAACAGCTTCAATGGTGTCTGCCCAAGTTTCAGTTGCGAAGGCATCAGTCTTAGTGATATTTGAACTAACAGAAATGCTCCAATCAACTGTGGAAGATACGACCAGAACGCCAGTGGTGGCAGTTGCTGTGATTCCGGGGATAGCAGCTAGATCAATTGCTGACTCAAGACCAGCAGCAACTTGTACAGCGGTATCTAACGCAACAGCAGTGTATGTGAATGCCTGCCCGTTGATTGTGACAGTATATACAGCACCAGTCTGAACAGCAGTTGGGGTTAGAGTGGTTGATGGTACTTGACGACGACCAATCACAATAGAAGTTGGTCTGATCTGCTGTCCGAAGAACTTACTTGCAGCAGTATAAGCTAGGCTGGAAGTACCAAAGTCATCACTAACAGCTTCTAGACTTGAATAAACGCGAGCACGCTCTGAAAACACGGTGTGTTCAAGAATGAATGCTGGAACGTTAAAGTTTGTTTGAGTTACAGCGGCGGTTTGCCGAGTAATTTGGATTTCGACAATTTCGGTGAGTTGGGTCATAGACTCCTCCTACATGGGTTATAAATCGTACTACGGAACGACTGTTTCAGGAATATCAAGTGTGGTGATCATCTCATAGTCCGGAGGATTATTTGCATCCTTATAGACCCCTCTAACAACTTTCACCCCTTCAATCCAATCCTGCTCATAGATATGTTGTACAGAGAATCCAAACTCAACATCTAGTTGGTAGTACATGTACATATCAGTTTCTCGTTTTAGTCTCACCCTTTCAATCGGCTGATATCTAAATAGAGATAGTTTGTTAGCTCTTTGGAGTTCATATCCTCTGGGTGTCCGAAGATTCATTTCCATCGTTTGAGCTAAATCAGCTAACGTTGTGTTATTGTCGTACTTACCAACAAATTCAAACCTAACGTTTGCAAGATAGTGTTGAAGAGTTGTACTTGAGCCATTCAATAACTCGTCCACGGATACGAAATGTGAAGACTGCTCCCTACCAACAGCATCCAGACTTCTGACGTTCAGTAGTAGATAGGGAGTTAGTGGCTCTGGTCCATTCTGAAACGGAAAAATGATTCTTCCAGATGATGCCAGCGTTGGGAATAGCGCACTCGCATAAGCATACAGAGCGTCTTCTAAATCTTGGTAGATGTTCATAGACTCTCCATTATGTTAGTTCTACACGAGAGCAAAGAGCTTTGAAGTGTTTTAGCTGGTTACCTGTATCATATTCGATAACCTTCATAACTTCGTATGTATCTCCTTTCCACTCAAACCTGTCTGCTGCCCATCCGTTGGCACCCTCTTTGAGTTGGCGAAGTTCGTCACCTTTCGTATATACTTTGAGAACAGCTTTACTACGGTCTGCTTCTTGAAGGATGAGAGTGTCAGAGGATTTCATTACTGGTTGCACGTTCGCAACTACAGATACAGTTGTTGGTGTTCCAGCAACCAGCCTACCATTGACATACGTTGATGCCGTAGTTCGTGTGACTGTCAGTGTGACACTCCCAACAAGGAGAAGTGGTGGGTATAACATCAATTTCTCCTTATCTTAGATTTAACAGAATTGAGCATGTGTCCTGTGAATACCAGAGGGTCGTTTCTGCCTTTTTTCGCAGCCCAAGACTCACTGTTCGGAGGTGTTGTCCAATCCTGAATTGTTTTTTGCATACTTGCTTTAACAAGATCCCCTAATTGACCAAGGATTCTGTTTTCACCGCGTCCTAACGTAAGAGCTTGAGATGCAACTTCTGCCATCAGTTTAACATAACTCTCAACAAGCCCTCTTTTGGAGAATGTTGTTTCCATAAAAGGTCGTGATGGAACTTGCATACCAGCACCACGTTCGTTTATCCATGCTACGTTTGCAACAGGTTGGCTATCATTTTCAGGACCATACCGATCTTCTTCAAAGAATCCGGTCAGTATTTCTGTACCGTTCAGTTGCCTCACTCTGAATATCGTTGAGTCTAAGGCACGCTTGTCAATCTTCACAGATCCTGCCATACTACCATCCTAGCAAGTTTGATTCTGAATCTCTTGGGTTTGTTTGATCATACAACTTCTTACCTTCGGTAAAACCAATGTAAGTGTCTCTTGTTACGTTGTCTGAGTTTTCATCGTTTGCTCGCATATCCTCTTTGGATATACCACCAGCATACGGCATTGCAACGGACATNGACAGTTCTGGGTTTTTAACCATGTCCATCAATGCGTTTCTATAATTCTTAAACCACTCTGAGCCATAGACNTCAATATCGCCGGTACGTTCTCTGGAGAATCTTGAAATCTTAAAAAGAATAGCTCTTGCTGCGTCTAGGGTAGCTCTACGAACACTACCAGAATACTTATCTAGGAAATACTGATAATCTGCATCGGACAGTAGTTCCATGTCTTGCCAAATGTCACCAACATTCAGCCTTACTTCCATGACAGGATTAGTTAAATCCCCATTATAAGGCATATCCACTGTCTCCTAATAAAAGGGGAACACCCTTAATAGAGCATTCCCCTTACAGATTAACTACTACTTATGCAAAACCACGAACAACTAGGCCGGGACGACGGAGTACGTTCAGGAAGTTGGTTTCGCTTTCGAGGATGATTTGCTCACCCTTTGGATCAGCGTATTCAAAGACATAAGCCTCTTGACCAACAGTACCAACTAGATCGAACTTCTGAGCAGGAGCAAAGTAAGTTACGAAGTCGTCTTGACCACCGGCTGGTAGGAAGTAAGCATCGCCTGCGGGGATGTAACGAGTGATGCTACCCATAGTGCCAGCATAACCACCACGATACTCAATGAACAGTACGCCACCAAATGAGAACTCACGATAGCGGGCATCGAGACCTTGGGCATTTAGACGCTCACGTAGAACTTGCTGTGAAGCAGTGTAATACTTGAAAGCATCAACGACCTTTGGATGGGCAATCAGTGCGCTGAAGAACTCTGGTGAGCAGAGAGCGAAGATTTCACCAACAACCTGACCAGTGAAGGCGTTGTCTTGAATGTGAGCAATAACTTCTTCAATCTTTGCGAGGATTTCAGTGGTGCCAACATCTAGAACGAAATCCACTTCTTTACGGGTAACACCAAACTCGGTGTACCAGTTGTAGGAGACGGTGCCGTTTGGAGCGTAGGCAGTACCATTGACGATGGCATTCATACGACCAGCTTCGAGAGTTGCAGCATGTGACATGCGAATACGCTCTAGCTTGCGGGCACGAACAGCATCAAGACGCTCTGCACCATCTTCACCATAGGCACGCTTACCAGCAAGATCCTTTGGGTAGATGGCGTCGTCACCGGGGAAGTGAGGAACGCTGAAGGCGTGAATCTTACGGGTGTAGTCCTTGTTCAGCATTGAACGCTGACCACGAGTGCGATCTTCTAGGAGACCGTAGCTCTTTGAAATAACTTCAACAGANGCGGTATCAGTGGTGATACCCTCTGATTGGAAGATACCGAGTTGTTGAGATAGACCCCAGACGTTTGGAACTAGAAGCAGATTATCGGTNTAATCGGTTACGTCAAAGGCTGACTGGTATGAACGGGTAATAGGCATATTAATATTCCTTAAATTAGATGTTTATCTGATAGCTTTTAATAGCAATTAGAATTGCTTGTCAGCTAGGATGCCCTTACCGGCTAGAACAGCTAGAACAGCGTCCTTCTCTGCGTCAGTATCCACGTCAGCACCAAAAGTGAGTGCTTGACGAGCAACCTTTGCAGGACCACGAGCTAGAACCAGCACGCGAGTCTTCATCGCAGTTTCTGGATCATTGAGGTCATCAACGAGAACATAGGCTGCGTTTGCAGTGGTTGCAACAGTGACGAGAGCACCGGCATTATCAAGAACTGAGCCTGATACGGCACCAGCGGGAACGGCGGACTTTGCTAGAGTTTCAAAGCAATAGCCGCTTGAGTAGTCATAAACATGCTTGAGCCAGTTTGAAACCCGACCACGATCAGTTGAAATTAGAGCCATAGTATATTTTCTCCGTGTTTAAAATTTGCGTGTTACGCTTGGTTACCGAGAAGAACGATCTCGTAAGAGATCACTTCTTGCTTTGGTATTTTGCCTTAAGGATGGCAGCAGTGCCGTCCATCTTTACAGGGTCTTGCTCTGATTGACCGGGTACGCCAGTCTCTTTGAANAGTTCGCTTTGCTCTAGTTGAGCGGCCTTTTCTGCTAGGCTCTTTACAATAACTTCAAAGGCTTCTTGGGGAAGTTCTTCGGTGGCCTTGAATACAGACTCAACTTGATCTTCAGCTAGAACAGCAGTAAGGGCTTCCTTGCGAGCCTTAACAATAGCTTCCTTTTGTGCAGCCTTGAAAACTTCTAGTTCTGCTTGCGCAGCCTTTAGAACTTCAGCTTGGGNGGNTAGNTCTGCCTTGACAACATCNACAGCCTCTTTTACAGCCTTTGTTACTAGCTCCTCATGGAGAGCCTTTTCAATCTTTTCCATATTTTCCTCTGCGTTAGTTGTTGAGGGAGAATCCATTCCTGCCTTCTTGACAGAAACATTGTCGCCCTCTGAATTAACAGAGGACAGTGCTTTCTCTAGAAGCTCTTGAGCCT